CGGATGCGGGCGTCGGCAAGTTCGGCGGCATAGTCGGTTTCTGTTTTACCTCCTTTTACCGGTGCCTTTACTTTTATTTTGTCCTTTATATTTGCCGCCTTCAATTCTTCCCGGGCTTCATTCTCAGCTTCAATACCGAGTCGGAAGAATGCATCGGCAGTCTCGTCAATGGCTTTCTTCTGTTTCTCCAGATGTTCCACCCCGTACCGTTTGAGGTCCTCACCGGTTTCATTTACCAGCCCTCTTGACTGGACGGTATTCAAAGTGCCGGCCGTCCTTTCAAGCGTGCCGACCGGACGTTTCTTCTCTTTTTCTATCTCCAGCTGCAGCCTGAGGGACTCTTCGTATTTCTCGGCAGCCATCTTCTGGGCTGCCGCACCTTTGGCGCGGAGCTGCATGGATTTGATGAAAGCTTCCGTATTGCCGACCAGCAGATTCTCCGCGTCGGCGACGTTGGCAACAGCCACATTCAGCCTGTCGAATTCCTCCTTGTTGTCTGTAATGAATTTCTTTTTTGCGGAAAGGTCATTGCCCAGGGAAGCCCATTTCTCCTGTAAGGTTCTAAGCAATACAATATTCTTGCCGATACCCGTATCGGATTCCTGCATCGCCTTGTTCAACTCTTCCTGTGCTTCTGCCAGACCGGCAACTGACTTTTTTCCGGAAAAGAGTGTAGAGAAGAAATTCCCGATTTCCTTGCCGAATACGACAGTCAGCGTGATGGCGGTAGCCATTAAAGTCTGCCACGAGAAAAGGGACGAGAGCACCTGCTTCCATACCGGTGTCGCCTTCTGGCCTGCCGCCGTCAGTCTCTCATACTCCTTTCTGGCATTGCCCACCGCATCCGTAAACATCGGGATGTTGTTGGATATTGCCAGGAAGAACATCTGCGGTCCCATGGCCAGTGACGGAAGCTCGCGGGCTATCTGCGCCATGCTCATCTTCACGCTGTTCAGTTTCGGTGCGGGGTCATTGCCTATGACGGGTGTCTCGCCCGCCCGTTTTTTGGCAGCCTCGTATTCCTTAAGCTGTTCCTTCAACCCGCCGATGGTACCCTTCAGCGCCTGGATGTCAGCCATCTCCCTCTCACCGGCAAGCCCTTGTTTCTGGAGATTCTTATACTCCTTCTCCAAATCCTTCAGCTCCAGTTTCAGATGCCCGATCATCCGCCTGGTGAAAGCCTCCATGTTGGCCACGTTGCCTTCCACCGATCTCATGCCCGCCAGCGTCTTGTCATCCAGGAATATTTCAAGTTTAATGGGATTCATCAGCGTTTTCCTCCTCGTCAAGCAATTGTTGTAAATAGTCCGCCGGAGATATGTCCGGCTGCCCGTTGCGGCTTCTCCTCTCGGCAACCATCTCCTGCGTGGTCTTCTTCCTTCCCGGCACATGGCGGGGGAAGTCCTGCCACATCAGCATCAGCATCGGGTAGTTCACACCGCGCATGATGTAGTCCACACTCCAGCCCGTGTCACGGGCTATCTGTCCCACGAGACCGAACGGGCTATGGGCGGGTTCCATGTACCCCTTTAACTCCCGTTCTGTTTTCTTTGGCTCAGATTGGGCGCTGTCAGGCTCATTACCTCGGCCAATCTGATAATATTCCCGAAAGGGATGGTACTCATCGTACTGAGTGCAATCATCCAGGCGTCTTCCAGGGCGACGGGGTGCATGCAGCTGCGCAGCATCCATGCCACCGGACGGTTCAGAAGCCTGCCCAACACCCTGCCGCGGACGATGGCATATGCCACCATGCGGCTCACTGTCCTGGTGTGCTTCACCATAAACTCCAGCTTCTGTTCAAAGGTGTAGGCCCTGAGTTCCTCGTGTATCACACCCAGTTTCAGATACATCCGTGCCATGCGGCAGCGGCTTTCCAGGGTTGGTATCCGCATCACCCAGCGGATGTGTCTCCCTCCGGGAAGCCGCAGCGGAAGGGAGATGCCGGCATCCGACATGACCCTCTCCGCAAGGGATTCCATTTCAAAGTTCGGTTTCATGGGCAGCCCCCCCCCATTAGCCTGCAGCCTCGGTACCCGTATCCGGGTCGATGCCCTTGGCGAAGAGCTTCATGCGCTTGCCCTCGGCATCCTTCAGCAGCTCGATGTTCAGGGAAAGCCCCAGCACGTTGGATGAGTTGATGCCGTTGGCAAAGTCACTGCCGGTCACCTTGGCATTGTAGAAGCGCAGGGTCTCGCCGCTGTCGGCAACCACGTCCATCACGCCCGTGGCTTCCCAGTTCTCGGGGGGCTCCCAGTTGTTCTTGGCGTCCTTCGTGCCGCCGATGGTGTTCACCAGGCTCTCGGCGTTCAGCTCTATCAGGGTGCAGGTGAATGCCTTCTTGCCGGGATTGGTGGTGAGTGTCATTACCGGGCCGTCCTTCACCTGCGCGGCGTAGATGTCCGTGGTACTCGGGGCGCTCCCGGCGGGCTGCAGGCCTTCCTCGCTGATAAGGCCGATTTCCTTCTCCTTGAATTTGAGGTGCGCCAGTCCGTAAATTAATCCGTCCATAAATTCTTTTGTTTTTTAAGTTCTGTTCAATCGCCGTTTAATCAGTATCAGAAGAAGGACGGCAACGGCCAGCCGACCTGTCCATATTTGAAACCACTGCCAGCCGGTGGGTTCCCTTATCACCTCAGGAGGCAGGGTCTCTACCGCTGAGGATGTCTCGTTGCGGATACGTGTCAGTTCTTCCGTCAGCATTATTACCTGGCGTGCCAGACTGTCGCAGGTGGCAGTCACCTCCAGGCTGTCTTCCGATATGCGGTTGACATTCACTGTTGCCTGCCCGCTGCGCTTACTGAAGCCCGTCCCCACAGGTATCGAGGTCAATATCTTCGTCGGAAATGCCGTCCTCGCCACACTGGGAGGAACGGGCTGCTGAAGGAGAGCGAACCCGCTTCTGCCTTGCAGGCTGTCGGTATGATGGCTGGTCTGCATCGATTCCCCCTGACTTCTGCAACTCGATACGGATAGGACAATCATTATAATGGCGGCAAGTGGAAGCCTTACGGATAGTACGGTTGAGTTCACGTACCGCCTTGTTAAGCTTGATGTTCTCATTCTGCAATTCAATTAATGTCCCCGAAAGGTTGTCATACATTTCTTTATAGGCATCGTTCCGCTCCTTGGCGGCGATTACCTTGCTGTTCTCCCGGTGTCTCAACCATGCCCAGAGGGAACCGGCAATGCCGCTCGGCACAAGCCACTGGAGAATCTGCATTATCGTTTCCATGTTCATGACCAAGTAGTTTTCAATAATCACTTAAAGCAGGCTCCAACCCGTGATAATGTCCTCCATCACGGCAGGTACTCCGTTTTCCACCTGCGACATCGCAGCCGCAAAAGCGCACATCGTACCTTGATCACCCACATCGGGTACATAGCTTGCCGGCACCTGCATCTCCTTGCACACACGGCTGATGTAACCGTTCGTGTTGTTCTCTGTGGGCGGTGCCCAACGGCGGATAAAGTCGGCAATGGTGCGGCAACCGTGTTTGCGGCGATAGTTCTGTAACAACTTAAGACCGGCACGGTAGCCGTAGGCCATCGTCCTGAACTGGCAGAACGAACGGTCCTGCGAAGGCCGGATCTCCCCCTGCCACACGGTGGTGGCAGAGAGACGGATATTCAGCGGGTTATTGTTGCGTAGTCCTCTGCTCATCACTCGCTGATATCTGAAGTTCCGATACTGATGTAGGCGTTTCCGTCGTACATCAACGTGGTGACCTTGCTTGCGGCACAAGCCACCTCGCCGATGGTCTGGGCATTGACACTGCCGTTCTTGACGATGAGCAACGAACCTGCCTGAACTTGCGTGTCCAGCGTGAAAGTCGTTGCGGCGGTTCCGGCTGCAATATCCACAATCTGGGGATTGCAGTCATGTACCAGGGACTTGTCTTCGGGTTTGCGGGTTACGGCAACCGGGAACGGTATCTGTACACAGCGGTCACCTTCTTCTGTATAGGGGGCGAAGAAGTCAAAGCTTCTCCGCGATTTCATGTTAATGTAACTCATTGCACTTTAATTTTCAGGGTTAGGATTTCTTCGTGGTAAACATGGCGCCCAGATACTTGCCGGTGATGGGCAATGCGATACCGCGCATATTGAATCCGAGCACATCACCGCGGTATTCAGGGTCGTTCAGACGGTAGTACATGTCCTCCATGCTCTTGGCACGGCAGACGGCGTCACGGTACCATACGGTGGAGGCGATGGCGTCCGTATCGCGTACCGGAGCGTCCCATTCCACTTTCTTGCCCGTAGTACCGTTGTATTTGGGCACCATGGAAGTGACGTGAATTTTAAAACCGAACATGGAACCGGTGGAGAAGAACGTCTTGAACATCTCCAGGTCCTGGAGCTGAAGGTCAGTGGCATGGTAGGGATGCAGTGCCAGGATTCGTCCTTCCTTGGGTACCCGCATCATGTCAAGCCGCGTGGAGAGCGCCAGGACCTTTTCATAGGTCATGGCCACATAACCGGTACCCTGTTTGCTGGCGTTGCCGTCGTTGATTTTCAAGACCGGAGTGGTCTCGCTGTCCTGAGTGGGTGCCCAGTTGTAGATGGCCAGCTCGGAGAACTGCATCTGCAGGGACTTCTGATGTCCGGCAGCCACACTCCTGCGTTTCTCGGCGGATTCCTCGATTTCGATGGCGTTGATATGTACGGTGTTTTCCGTATCGAAGCGCTTCATCGGAATCTTGTAAGGCTTGTCGCCGCGTGCCACTACCGGTATCGGATATACCTCATTGTCGATGAATACCCTCGGGTCGATACCCGCTTCCTGCAGGTTCAGGTACTCGTTATCGGTCCACATGCTGAAATCACGCGAGTCGGAAACGAACGAGGTTTCCGGATAGAACTTCTCGATAATCTCGGGAATCCAGATTTCCTTGTTAAGGCCATCCGCCAGACAGCCGGTAAGTTGCAACGGAACCAGCGAAAGCCCCATCTGGATGCCGAACATCAGGTTGTGGTCGATGCCGATACTCTGGGCAAACAGGCCTGAGGTGGCGAAATTGAACAGCAACGCTGTGAGCAGTGAAAAGATGAATTTTGTCTTCATTGTCTTTTTATCTTTATGTTTATAAAATGATTATTCCGGGTACTTACCGTAGGCTTCATGGAACTTCTCCCGGTAGAGGTCCCTGTCTTTTTTCAGTTCTTTCAGCAGGTCCTTGTCAAGGATTTCCTTGAAAGTCATGTCTGCCAGCTGCAGGTTTCCTCCGGCCTTTCCTCCGGTCTGTACCTGGGGACTGACAGGTTGACGTACGGAAATGGAGCTGAGGCGTACTTCGGCCTTTGCAAAATCAACGGCAAAGTCCTCCAGCCAGCTCTCACGGCCTTTGGCGTCAATACGCCCGTCTTTAACAGCCGCGTCCACCAGGGCGACGGCTTTTTGCTTATTGGCTTCCTTCTCCTTCGTCTCAAAGGCCGTCACACGCTCCTGCAGTGTCTGTTTTTCGCTCTTGAGCGTGGCGTTCTCGGCCTGCAGGCTGTCGCGCAAAGTAATCAGTCCCTGCACGGCTTCCCGGATAGCCTGGTCGGATGCGGAGTCCGACAATTTCAGCATCTGTGTCAAATAACTCATATTCTCCTCTTTTTTATGGTTAATACTGATTTTTTTATCCATCAGTCTGACAAGCGCCTGCCCGTCAGACAAGTCTATACGTTTGTTCGTCGCGCGGTCATACATGGCAAGGGCGTTATGGTTGGAACCTATGGGGCAGACGGACATCTCCCGCATGGTCCACTTTATGGCTGTAGGCCCTGTCTGTCCCGGAAGTTTCAATGCGGGGTCATCACTGACCTCTTCAGGAGGCCAGGCGCCGATACTGGCCATGCGCAGGAAGCCGCGCTCCACCTTGCCGGCTATTGTGCGCCCTTTTTCGTCCTCCTCGTCGAAAACGACATCCACCAGAATCCTGCCGTCCTCCACACGCACGTTTTCGCCGCGTCCTATCGGGGTGTCCCAGTCATTATGGTTGTAAAGTACCACGGGGTTCTTTCTGAATTCTTCCAGGTTGGCCCCCGAGGTCAGCATGCGGAAACCGTAAGTGTTTACGGATTCGTCATGTACGCAGAATGTATATGTCTTGCCCATCGCTTTTCCCGTTTTGTCTGCTGCAAAATTCAGAGATAAAAAGAAGGTGTGCAAATCCCCCTGTAACAGTTTCCTTCCGGCTGGAAACTGTTACAAGCCAGGTGGAAACCATTACAGACGGATTATTTTAATCGGTATGCGCTGCCTAACTTTGTACTGTAATAATCAAGAGAATGAATATGTCCAAGACACTAACGAACCAACAGAAGAAGGACTGGGCGAAGATGCTCTACATGCAGGGAGAACTGCAAAGCAGGCAGATAGCCGAAAAGGTGGGCGTCAGCCCTGTCACCATGAGCAAATGGAGCAGGGAGGGCAACTGGGAGATGCTGCGGGCGGCAGTCACCACCACGAGGGAGGAGCAGATACGCAACCTCTACATGCAGATAGCGGAAATGAACAAGGCCATAGCCGAGCGCGGTGACAAGTATGCCACTTCCACCGAGGCCGACACCATCAACAAGCTGTCCGCCGCCATCGCCAAAATGGAAGGGGACTACGGCATAGCCGATATCATCAGCGTGAGCAAACAGATCCTTTTCTGGCTACGCAAGCGTGATCCGCAGAAGGCAATCGAACTGAGTTATTATTTTGACGAATTTGTAAAGGAGAAATTAAGGTAACGCCATGGCAAGAAAAAGACTGACAGGAAACACCAGGGCACTCTCCGACGACTGGGAAGAAACCCTCAGACAGATACGCACACAGACCGCCGTTGACTTCACCATGACCGGGGAGGAAAAGGCAAGGAGATTGCGCGAGCTGGAAGCGGACCCTGTCGCATGGGTGAAGTTCATGTTCTACAGATATGCCAAATACGAGTTTGCAGGATTCCAGAAGAAAGCCATCAGGCGCATCATCGGGCATTCAGACGGGAACTGGTACGAAGTGCTGAGCTGGGCGCGTGAGCTGGCAAAGTCCACCATCGTGATGTTCATAGTACTCTACCTGGTCATCGTGAAGAAGAACAAGCGGTGCGTCATCATGGCATCGGCGACCAATGACGGCGCGAGGAAGCTGCTGAACCAGTACCGGGCACAGTTCGAGGCGAACGAGCGGCTGAAATATTTCTACGGCAACCTCATCGGTGACAAATGGACGGAGGACTATTTCACCCTCAGCACCCGCGTGTCGTTCATGGCAATGGGATGGGGACAGTCACCGCGCGGAGTCAAGATGGACGAGGTACGCCCGGACGTATTGCTCATGGATGACTACGATACCGACGAGGAATGCCGCAACCCGGAGACTGTGAACAACAAATGGAACTGGTTCGAGCAGGCGCTGTTCTTCACCCGCTCCATCAGCGAGGCGCTGCTTACCGTCTGGACGGGGAACGTCATTGCGAAGGACTGCTGCGTCTCACGTGCCGGCAACAAGGCAAGGGAACTGGCCGCAAGGGAGAAGCCCATCGGAAACTGGGACATCATCAATATACGCATGGTGGATATAGGCAAGCCCGATCCGCAGGCGGATTACCAGTTCGGAACGTCCGTATGGCCGGAAAAGAACACCGAGGAGACGATAGACGAGGTACTGGCACAGGTGAGCCTCGCCAGCGGGCAGAAGGAGTGTTTCAACAACCCGGTCGTGGAGGGTTCCTACTTCAAGGAGATACGCTGGGGAGAGTGCCCGCCCATAGGCAAGCTCAAGTATATTGTCAGTTACGGGGACCCGGCACCGAGCAACACCACCGGCAGGAAGGCGAAGAAGAACTCCTTCAAGGCGAATTTTCTCATGGGGCTGTATGAAGGTACGCTCTATGTTTATACCGGCTATCTGCAGCACGTCACCAACGATGAGTTCGTAAACTGGTACTACTACCAGCACGACTACGTGAGGGAACGGGCGCAACAGCGCAACTATATAGAGAACAACAAGCTCCAGGACCCGTTCTACCAGCAGGTGTTCGTGCCGTTGTTCCTCGCCAAGGGAAAGGAGAAAGGTTATTATATCAACATCTCGCCCGACGGTCGCGACAAGCCCGACAAGTTCGTACGCATCGAGGGAAACCTGGAACCGTTGAACCGTGCCGGACGCCTGGTATTCAACGTCCGTGAAAGGGACAATCCCCACATGCAGCGCCTGGAAGAGCAGTTCCGTCTCTTTGATGACGGGCTGCCTGCGCCTGCAGACGGACCGGACGCTATCGAGGGGGGGTATTACATGTGCCAGCAACTGAACGCCCATATGGAAGCCGGAAGCTACTGGATAGGAAGACGCCCCCATAATAAAAAAAGAATGTGACAAACCATTAAACATGAAAATATATGGCTTATTTGGAAATCGAGGAAATGACAACCCATATCTATGAGGAGGATATGGATACCATCAGCCATGGCGATGACGCGGCGATGATGTCGGCCATAGACGCCGCCATAGAGGAGGTGCAGGGATATCTTACCAAGTACGACACGGGAAAGATATTCGCCGCCAGGGGAAAGGAACGCAATCCCATATTGCTGCTTTTTGTAAAGGACATAGCCGCCTGGCACTTCTGCAATATCTGCAATGCGGGCGTTGACATGGAAATGCGTGAGAAACGTTACGACCGTGCGGTGGAGTGGCTCAGAAACAACCAGAACAGACAGAATCCCAACCTGCCTGCCGCACCATCCGCCCATACCGAAAGATGCCCTCTCCACGGGGAAATAGCGTTCGGAAGCAACAGAAAACGTGACAACCACTTTTAAACGGAAACCTTATGACAAACAGGAAGAGAAAAAAACGGCAGGCAGGCGCCGTGCCCAAAAAGATTGTGACACCGGTATATAATCAGATACTGGTGCAGCCCGTGCATAGGGGAATAAACGATATAGGCACATGGAAAAGCGCACTCAGGGCGGCTGACATGGGGCTGCGCAGCAAACTGTACGACCTGTATGAGGATATCCTCATGGACGGGACTGTGACGGATGCCATCGGCAAACGCATAGAGGCGATAACCGACTGCGACATTAACTTTACGGTAAACGGGAAGGAAGTACCCCGGATAACGGAGCTCATAGACACCGTGGAGTTCGAGAACCAGCTGAAAGAGATCATGTGGAGCCTTTTCTGGGGAATATCCGTAGACGAATATTCTTTCGTGAACGGGTTCGACTTCAACAGTATCCCGCGCAAGCACATACGGCCCAAAGAGAAGCTGATACTGCGGCGCCAGTACGATACGGACGGAATCAGTTACAGCGATGACGGCATGATCATACAGTGGGGAGAGGATGATGATCTGGGGCTCTTGCTGAAAGTGGCTCCCTATGTGATATACAAGCGCGGGGGATTCGGGGACTGGGCACAGTTCGTGGAACTCTTCGGAATGCCGCAGCGCATAGGAAAGTACAATAGCATGGACGAACAGAGCAGAAGGCTTCTCATACAGGCGTTCGAGGAAGCCGGTTCGGCGCCATACATCGTCATCCCGAAAGAGAGTGACGTGGAACAGACAACTCTCAGCGGAAGCAGCAACGGCGCGCTCTACAACGATTTCCGCAATGCCTGCAACGAGGAGATACTCATAACCGTACTGGGACAGACCATGACCACCAGGGACGGTGCATCGCTCTCGCAGAGCAAGGTGCATATGGAAGTGCAGGAGAAGAAGCACCGCAGCGACCGCCGCTTCGTTATACGCATGCTCAACAAGTATTTCGTGCCGTTGCTCGAAAGTCGGGGATATCCGGTGCATGGCGGCAAGTTCTCGTTCGTGGACAAGAAGGACGAAATCACGGTGAACGACCTGAAGACGCTTTCCACCATGATTCCCATACCCCGCAGTTACGGCTATGAGAAATATGGTATCCCGGAACCGAAAGACGGCGAGGAAATATTTCTGGGGACACCAACCCAAACGGATGGCGCTGCAAAGGTCAGACCGGGAAAGCAGGATGCCCCCCCGCATGATTCTATAAAAAACAAGGATGAACGTACACTGTGGGAACGGGTGAGGTCTTTTTTCGTAGCAGCCCCGCATCCGGGCGGGGCTGGCACAATCCGCATGAGTGACACAGCCTCGCTGGATGAAAGACTCATCGCTGCCGTATGGAACGGTGAACTGGCCGGTTTCAGTCCGGAGCTTTTCCGGTTCTTTGCCGAAGACTTTTTAAAGGCTGTCCGAACGGCATTTGAAGAAGGACCGAGAAATGCCGATGTGGGCGTGGCCTACAAATTGTCGGATGACCTGTTCCGTATGGCGATGGAGCAGAACCTGTTCCATTTCTCCGCTGCCAAGACGCTGGCGGAGATACAGGAACTGAACAGACTCTTCCGGGAAAGCGGGAGCTTTGGTGAGTTTCACCGCAGGGCAAGGGAAGCCACTGAAGTATTTAACAAGACCTGGCAGAGGACGGAATACGAAACGGCGGTACTCACAGCCGAGGGCATGTCCACCTATCGGAAATTACGGACGAAGAAAAAGGTATATCCTTTCTGGGAGTACCTGACGGTGAACGACGGCAGGGTACGTGAGGAACACATGAAACTTCATGGGGTCATCCTGCCTGAAAACGACCCGCGGTGGAACAAAATATACCCGCCGAACGGTTGGGCATGCAGGTGTCTCGTGACCGGACGGATGAAGCACCAGGTAAAGGCCGATCTTGAAGAGATGCGCCGGCGTGTGGACGATTTCCTGAAAACGGCCGAATGGAAAAAGGCCGAGGCGCAAGGCTGGGGAGTGAACCGCTGTGACTCGGCGCAGGTATTCACCGCCGACCAGATGTACATCCGCAAGTTCCCGCAGCAGGCTTCCTCCTATCTGAAGGACATGACAGCCGAACGCTGGAACCTGCCCGGGGTACAGGCCATGAAGAGGGATGCTTCAGGGAATATCCCTGTCAGTGGGCGGAGTGAACAGGAGGTATGGGAAACATACGCTGAAGACGGAAGAATTGTGCTGACGGATTACGACGGTCGGAAAGTGGTTGTCGAAAAGAGACAGTTCGACAGCCATACTGCAGGCAAGGGACGGGACAACCGCATAAGGTACTGGGATGCCATGCTGGAAACCCTGCACGCCCCGGACGAGGTGTGGCTCAACGATGAGATAAAGCATGACCTGCTCGACACCTATTGTCTGTTGAAATACTACAACGACGAGGTTCTGGCCGTAAACTACCGGATAGAAGGGGAAAAACTGGTGCTGAAGACCTGGTATGTCATGCAGACACGCACACCGGGAAACCGGAAGGTAAACCTTAAAAAGGAGATATGGGACAAACGCCGCAGAGGGCTGCTGATAAAAAAGCGTCGGAGTGCATCCTCGCCTCCGTCCGAACCGTAAAGGTGAAACGAGCCCGTCGCTTCTCCGCCCGTCCGGATTGGATAGCCGGTCTTGCACTCCTTCTTGGGGCTGATCCTGCCTGGCGCTGTCGATTCTCAGACCTTGCAAATCCCCCTTGCACCCCCGGGGTGTTGGATACGTGTTGTCTCCCCGTCAGGACAGGACTTCGATGCAAATATAGCCATTTTAAAACGTAAGGCAATGGATTTTGGCAAGGAATTGGAACAAAGGGTGAAAGAGGCCATGGAGGCGGTGCCCGAGGTGGTGGCTTCCACGGCGAAACGGTATTTCCTGGAACGTTTCTCCGAAAAATCATTTGACGGTGAGCCGTGGCCGCCATGGAGTAAAAGATACAGGCCCGGAAGGGGGACGCTGCTTGTACAGAGCGGAGCCCTGCGCAAGAGCATCGACATAGACGGGATCAGCGCCCGCAAGGTAGTCATTACTGCCGGTGGTGACAGGGTGCCGTATGCACGTGTCCATAACGAGGGGTTCTCCGGCAGCGTAGTGGTTCCTTCCCACAGCCGCACCGGCAGGAAAGGCAAACAGTACGTTGTAAAGCGACACACCCGGAAGGCTTTGATTCCCCGGCGGCAGTTCCTGGGCGAAAGCCGGGAACTGAACCGCATATTGAAGAAAGATATCGGACAACTGTTTAAAAACATCATGGAACAATGAAAAAAGAGATTCTCAAAGCGGTCATGGACCGCATACGTCAGGAAGTGCCGGCACTGCGCTGGGTGGATGCAGACGAAGGACAACTCGACTTTTCGGACAGCCGACCGCCCGTGGCATTCCCCTGCTGCCTGGTGGAACTTTCCTACCCCGATGCGGACAACATCGCAGCCGCACACGCGTCGGTACAACGTGTAGAGGCCGCTGTAAGCCTGAAGATAGGTTTCAATGACTGCGCCTCGTTCAATGTAAACAAACCCGTGGCCGTCCAGGATGTGGCGTTTGCGCGCATCGATTTCCTGGAGGATATTCACAAAGCGTTGCAAGGCTACCGCATGGACAACTGCAGCAAGTCATTCCGGCGCAAGAGCTGCCGGCCGCAGAAACGACCGGACGGGCTGAAAGTATACGAGGCTGTATACATGGCGGAGTTTATTGACAGGATATGATTTCTACCATTTCCAGCAGGGATACATCCGCTGGAGCTGGCGTGCCGTGGTGTGGGTGCTGCAAAGGTGCTCGAAGAACTCGGAACATTCGAGCCAGGCGTTGTTGATCGTACGCTCGTCGACGAAGAACTCCTTCTCCGCAAGGATGACAATCACATCGTCAAGACGGCGGCGCATGATTTCACGCCAATAGTAAAGACGGGCCGTCATCACACGGTTGCGCAGCCGGATACGCTCACTGCGGCTGGAAGCCGTACGGCGTAGCGGAGTGGTCGAAAGCTTGCCGCACTCGCCGTTGAAACCAAGAGGATTGCCCGGAAAAAGTTCTAACTGATTGCCCATACCCCGAAAACATCAATCGTTACCATGAATACCCTGAAAACCTGATACAAAGATAACAATAACGGCATATATACACAACAAAGGCCGCCATATTAATCATACGGCGGCCTTTCGAGGATTCATCGGCGTGTCTTCAACCTCATGGACAGCATGGCCTTGTCCCACAATATCAGAAAAGCATCCCAATAATCCTGAAAGCTGAAATAGTACCAGCTCATTTGCAGATACCATATCGGCAGATAGGCTATGAATATGGTGAACCACAAGGGGATGAGCAGCCAACGAAGCACCAATCTTGCTTTGTCCATTATTGTTTTTTTTTATTTTCATTTAAAAAATCATTCATTGCCTCGCATTCCTCCCTGGAAATCTCTTTCCAAAAAGTAATCACACAATATTCCTTATTTGAATTATAAAGGTATTCATGTCTTCCCCTCACATCAAAAATCCCATTATCGCATGAACAGACGGCATGGCCTATTCCTCTCTGGGAACGGTAAGTATAGTAATAATATTTTCTCATAATCAATTATATTTCTTTGTAATCCTCACACTCTTTACAATAAATCTACATCATCACCAAGCCTCTTATGGTAATTGCTTATCTTTATTCTGTTAAATGACTACCATCACATTCCTTTTTATAATAAATATAGTATCCGTTATATAGTATGTGATTGCTTTCCTTTCAGCATCTCTCAGCAAGTCTTTTTTTAAGATTTGATAATAGGAGTTGGTGCACTCTGCGTAAACCATGACCTCTCGCACCCTTTTCAAATCATCCAAAAAAGACTGCGGATTATGCTTCTTTATTTCCTTTACTCTCATTACATTACTAATTTGTTAAATTGGATATACCATGCAAACTGTCCGTTACGTCTCAACGAAAAGCCTCTGTATTGATGCAAACGTAATGATTTCCCGCTTAAATAACGTGCATTTCCGATGCTGCTTATTTCATAATCGAAAAATCCGGGAATTGAATACCATTGTTCTTGATTCATTTCTTTTTAGTATTGAATTAAAGTGTTGTTTTCCTATTCATTTTTGAATTGCCTTTAGTCAACCTGATATAGCCTGCATCCCGTCTTCTCCTTCGCCCTGAGCAAAAAGCTGGCGGCCTCGTCACTGTCAACCACCAGCTTGATGGCGGTAAGGCCTTCCGTCTTGGGTTTCTGCAGAAGAAGTGAGCAGGGCTGTTCATAATAGTTCCAATAGTAGATGAATTCGCCCAAATGGAAGTTGTCTATTTGGACGATGTAGTTTTTCGGGATACGCGGTGTCATATTTCCTGCTTTTTGCCGAAACAGGTTTTCACTTCCCCATCCGGAACCCACTCCACTGTAACGATGCCTTTTACCCGTCCGGTTCCACCACATTTTGGGCAGGGTATCTTTACCCGTTCATGGATGATTTCAGGATTCCAGAACCAGCCGTTACCATGGCAGTAACCACAGGTGTACCCTGTATAGTAGCCTATGGTTTCTTTACCGACGCCAAAGTCTGGGGAACTGAGTATCAATATTTCTTTTTTCTCACTCATGCTTCGATATAATAGGTCTGGACAACCACATGATTACGGAAGATATGTATCACCGTCCTGCCTTCATCCTGCCGGAGTTCGGTTTCCACAAAGCTGCGGCGGATGTCGCCTTTTTCCATTAACGAACGGATTTCAGCGTCGATGAATGATTTCAGGTTACGGAAATCCTGCTCATTTCCTTTCAGTCCGGTGGCATCCAGCTGGCTGACCGACAGCTGGAGTTTGAGAAGCCAAAGCGGCTTGTCATTGGGAATGCTTGATTTGTAAGTTATCTTTGCCATTATTCTTTCTTATTTAGTTATACGTTATTTTTCTCTTTATCAAATTCAGCTAAAAACATCTGTAAACCTATTCCCATTGAACATACACCGTCAAATAGCTTATACATTAGTTCTGGCTCTTCTTCCCAAATTTGATAGACTATTACTTTTTTGCCAGCACCTTTCATCCATCCTGCCTCCGAATGCGCAGAACGTCCACAAGGTAATACAAGAACACAAACATCAGCCCATTGCATTGCATCAAAATCAGATTTGAAACCAGCCTGCGCAATGGGATGTTCAAGCGCAGCCCTATATTGGTCTATACTCCAATTCTCCCAATCTTCATCAATCTGCGACCACTGGAATCCAGTTTTCCCAGCAGGATGTCTAAAGTCGTAAACCTCATGTCCCTGTTCACGAAGAAAACTAACTACTTGTGGTTGATGTTGATTTCTCCAACTACTTGCTACATAAATTTTTGCCATATTATTTTTTATTATTACATTTAGGCTCCATTTGCAATGTTGCAAATGAGTAATTTTTTTAATTATGAAAAATATAATTAGAAAAAGCATTCTATAGCTTTACTACCGTACGGCTATGGCAATGCTTAAAATTGAATAGACGGTAGGTTGGGACTTTGTACTAAACTGTATTGACCTTTTATAGTGGTTAATAGAGAAAATTACTTAGCACAGCTAAGTCCCTAAATTTAGGTGGTTATTG